ACATATTAGAACATTCTGGAGAGCGCTGGTACACTAATCCTAACAATGTTACCAAATTTGACAATTTAAATAATTTAAACAATAAATTTATCAATTTAAAAGATTTTTTTGAGTTAGACACATTTATTAACACAATGTCAAGTTTATTCAATTATTTTAATCTTGGTACATTAAACAAATCTTTGGTGTCTAACATGTATAATATTTGGTGGGGCCGACAACTTAAATTATGAAACACATAGATTATCCATATACACAATTTGACAATTTAGTACAAATGCCAACGACCTTTACACTATGCGATCATATCAAAGGGTTTAATTTGTCTAAAACAAATGATTTTTTTAAAAATCTAAACAATTATGGTAAATTAAAAAATATAAAATATGATATCATTTATCATAACGTTTTAGAAAACGATATTAAATCATCGTATCCACACTTGAATATTAAATTTTCATCTGAATTACAAAATAAATTAAATTTAAATAAGTTTTTATCGTACAATATACATCCAACAATCAATTATAAAAATTTCATATGCAGTTTTAATGGATCCGATCATGTAAGTAGAAAATTGCTAGTGTCAATTTTACAAAAATTTGGATATTTCAATCCTGCATATTGTAGTAAGAATTTTTCATATTCTACAAATGTGCTAAATGGACATGTATACGATTACGTACAAGACAACGATAATTTTTATTGTAAATTCTTCATTTCAGATGACAGCGAAGATTTTTTTCAATCTGTATATACTTTTGATTATACACGATTCCAACACGATAAAAATATTTACAATTTAGAAACTCGTCTCACTGAGAGTTTTTTGCATGTGGTAAGCGAAACCATGGCTACAAGTTATGTTCCTTTTGTTACAGAAAAATTTTTATATAGTATTGTGACCCGAGGATTATTTCTTGCTTATGCACAACCAGGTTGGCACGCCCATGTAGAAAAATACTATGGGTTTAAACGCTATACTAAATTATTTGATTATAGATTTGATAGTATCGAAAATCCGGTTGAACGTGTAGTTGAACTCATGTGCATGATTTCAAAATTCAGTCGGTTAACTACAGTAGAATGGTATGACTTATATCTAATAGAACAAGATACCATTGAATATAATTATGATCATTATTTTAGTGGTAGTTATCTAAAATATTTAAAAAAATATAGTGATTAATTTCAATAGTTATAGCCCTGTAATAATTTGTTTTCCTCCGTATGCTGGCGGAAAGTTTATTAGCAATTGTTTGTCATTAAGCCAATATGCAGTTCCACAAGATGCTGTTATAGCAAAAAAACTTTTAGAAAATCCCACTGACTATCAATATAGATTAGATTTGGTACTAAAAACATTACCCCCTTCTCAATCTGCTATGAAACAGTGGGTTAAAAAATATGAACTTGGAGATCTGCAACTTTATGGAAATGCTGTAGAGCAGTGGCGAATTGGTATTGCAACAACAGATAATATGCATGCGGTTGTTGAGACTCTTTCTTTTGGCAATCTACGATATTTTATTTGTTGCCACGCGGGTGCTTTAGGAGTAGAAAAACTTTTAAAGGTATGGCCCAACGCACAAATTTTGATGTTGATAAACTATGCTAAATTTAGTAATATTTCTTGCCAACTAAAATCCTCCAATTTCAAAAATTCAGTTGAGTATTCAGGTAACTACTGCAAAGAAAAATATGACCAACTAGCTGGGCCAGATTGGCCATCATGGAAAGAATTTGAAAAAACAGGATTTAATACAAAATATTTAATCAATTATCCAGAATATATCATAAATGAAATTGGATCATTTTATCCCTGGCATACCATAGAGAAAAAAACAATATTGTTGGACATTGACAATAATATTTTTGATCAAGATCGCTTCCTTTGCGCAATTTCAAACTTGTATCAAGAATTAGGATTTGACGATTTTAATTCAGAGCTTGTTGAAAAATTTTGGAAAAGATATATAGACTTACACCAAATTTTGTAGTATAGTAATTAAACTTAAAGAAAGAAGGTAATTATGGCAAAACCATTTGACGTATCAAAATTCCGCAAGGACATCACCAAGAGCATCGACGGTCTTAGTATTGGATTTAACGATCCAACAGACTGGATCAGCACAGGCAACTTTGCGTTAAATTATTTGATCAGCGGTGACTTTAACAAAGGTATTCCACTGGGCAAGGTAACAGTATTTGCTGGTGAGTCGGGTGCAGGTAAAAGTTATTTCTGCTCGGGCAACATTATTAAAAACGCACAAGAGCAGGGTATTTTTGTTATATTGATTGATAGTGAAAACGCACTAGATGAAGATTGGCTTAAAGCATTAGGTGTTGACACTAGCGATAGTAAATTGCTTAAATTGTCAATGGCCATGATTGATGACGTTGCCAAAACAATCTCAACATTTATGAGCGACTACAAGGCACTACCGGACGGTGAAAGACCAAAAGTATTGTTTGTAATCGACAGTTTAGGTATGTTGCTGACACCCACAGACGTTAATCAATTTGATGCAGGAGAAATGAAAGGTGATTTGGGTCGTAAGCCTAAAGCACTTACAGCATTGGTTCGTAACTGTGTAAACATGTTTGGTAGTTATAATGTAGGCCTGGTGTGTACTAACCACACCTATGCTAGTCAAGACATGTTTGACCCAGATGATAAAATCTCGGGCGGCCAAGGCTTTATCTATGCTAGTAGTATTGTGGTTGCTATGAAGAAAATGAAACTCAAAGAAGACGAGGATGGCAACAAGATTACCGATGTTATGGGCATCCGTGCTGGTTGTAAAGTAATGAAAACTCGGTACGCTAAACCGTTTGAAGGTGTACAGGTTAAGATTCCCTATGAAACAGGTATGAATCCGTACTCGGGCATGGTGGACATGGCTGAAAAACGTGGCCTACTCAAGAAAGAGGGCAATAGTTTGGTATTTGTTACCAGCGATGGAGAAGTAATTAAACAGTTCCGTAAAAAATGGGAAGCTAATGAAGCTGGTTGTTTAGACAAACTTATGGCCGACTTTAATAATCAAAAAACAATAAGTACTGAAGAAACAGCAACGGAGGAATAATATGTCAGTAGAACTAGCGAGTGAAATTTGGAGCGAGCTCAAGCGTTATGTAAACACGGTTGACCGTGATGAAGCCGCAGAAACATTAGTATCAGTCTTGATCGACAATGATTTGGCCGCCGACGAAATACGCAATGCATTCAAAGGTGATTCAGATGTAAAACGAGCCTTGACCAGTTATTTGCGCGATCACGAAGATGTCGAAGATGACGAGGATGTCGAAGATGAGGATGAAGATGACGAGGATTACTGATGTGGTATAGCCGGGTAGTTGCTGATCTAGCCAACATTCCAGACTTTATTGATCACTATAATCATGAACTAGATTTAGCCAAGCAGGACTGTCGTGTGGGTGGCTTGATTGAAAAGAATATTACGGCCTTGCCTGGCATTACTGAACACAGATTCAATCAGTTACAAGAGATTGAAGCGGTGCTTAATTATCTTAATATTCAACTTAGAAAAATTCGTCGAAAACATTTTCAAAAGTATTTAGAAGGATATGCTCGTGCGCTAACCAGTAGAGATGCAGAAAAGTATGTGGATGGCGAAGACGAAGTAATTGAGTTTGAAACCTTGATTAACGAAGTGGCTCTGTTGCGTAATCGTTTCTTAGGTATCCTCAAAGGTATGGAAAGTAAAAACTTCATGTTGGGACATGTTGTTAGACTCAGAGCTGCTGGCATGGAAGACATACAGGTATGACATTTGGTAACAGCGAGCTGTCGCATCAACACAGTTTAGAAACTCTTAATGCATTACAAGAGTACGATGAGTTTATGGAAAGTATTGGAACTCTAGTGGACATTGGGTGCGGCAGTGGTCTGGATACTAAATGGTGGGCCACCCGTATGACTAGAGAAGATAATCCGCGCCCGCTCAACATCCAATGTACTGGTGTTGATTTGATCGAGCAACCCTTTGCTCCCAGACAATACACAAATGTAGCTTACCAATGTGGTAATTTTGAAACAGAAATAGCGACCCCACCGGGTCGACTGTTTGATGTGATATGGTGCCATGATGCATTTCAATATGCAATCGACCCCATTGGGACCTTGAGTCGCTGGCGCAATATTGCCAGCGACGGTGCCATGTTGGTGCTGATAATTCCCGAAACTCAATGGATACATCGCAAAAAGTTGATGTTTACCCAACCCAACGGATGTTTTTATCACTATAGCATAGTTAACCTCATACACATGTTAGCCATAACTGGCTGGGACTGTCGTGCTGGATTTTTCAAAAAAAACCCAACTGATAACTGGATTCATGCAATAGTGTACAAATCCGATCATAAACCCATGGATCCTAGAACCACCACCTGGTATCAATTAAGTGAAATGGGGTTACTGCCCGAATCTGCCGATGCCAGCATACAGGCCCATGGGGAATTACAGCAACAGGAGCTGATTTTGCCGTGGCTTGATAAAAGCCTGTGTTGGTTAGGAAATTATTAAAATTGATAAATAAAATTATAGGAGATTCAACTTATGGCTCAAAATCGCACACTACAATTCTTGGGATTAGCATACGGTAATGCACCGGTAATATTAAATGCTCATATCAATGGCACTTTAGTATATTCAGGAAGCGTTCCTACAATAGATGCTCCTGTAAATCAAACACCAGGAACAGTACTGACTCAACCCTTGTTTGTTACAGATCCTGCACTATTTTCAATCCCAACAGATTTTGCTGGCGCATACCCAGTAACTATATCAGTGGCCAACGGAAATGGTATATTAATCGGCGATGTATATTCTAATTATATGCCAACCTACACTCTAAATACCCCTGCAATACTGGATAACTCCACAATTAGTGATACTACATTAACTGTGGGTACATTAACGTCTGGCACAATATCCATTGGATCACTATTAAGTGGTGCTGCCATTATGGCTAATACCTATATTATTAGCGGCAGTGGATCAACTTGGACCGTAAATAACAGTCAAACAGTAGCGGCAACAACAATTACTAGTCAATCATTAACAATAAACCCAGGAAGCTCTACAGTATTCGGCCCTTGTTATGTTAACCAAACCCCAAATAATGGTACTAATCCCCCCGACCCGCGTGCTAATGTAACTCTTGATGGTATTCCACAAACTCGTCCAACACCGACTCCAGAAACAATGGGTCCAGTTGACTGGACAGTAAACGCCGGTAGCACCCTGGCATTTGATTTAACTATTAGCCTAGGTAATGTAGCCGTCTAAATCAGCATGTACTAACCAACTAAAAGCCCTACTTAGCTAGGGCTTTTTTACGGTTGACTATTAATGTCCAATTCGCTATAATATTATATACTAACAAAAATGACTAAGAAACATTTTATAGCAATGTCCCAAGAAATTAACCAAATACCAAATACCTGATATGTCAATTGCATTCTGTCGGGCAGTACAGACTACTAATCCTAGTTTTGACCGGGCTAAATTTAAGCAGGTTGACCTAAAATACCAAATACGCTATAATAGTATTATTAACAATATAGTTAAGGAGCTAAAAAATGTCAACAATCTTAATCAAATGCGGCACTTATCGTAATCAACCTGTAAACGGAATGATTTTTGAATTGGTCAAAGGATTCCAAACTGGAGCCAAAGGAGGCTATGTGACTGTAAAATCTGCGGGCTATTTTGGTCCAGACCTACCAGAAGTAGTTCGGATCAATGTCAACGGCATAGAAGATGTAGAATTTACAGCCGAGTCGGTGCCAGCAGGCGAGTTTGTTGCACCCGCCGCTCATGCAAAGGTACATGTTCATGCTCAGACTCCAGT